CTACAGGACTGGACTCGAAGGTCCCGCTGGTGCAAGCACCGAGATGGGCCGCCTGTGGCGGTTGGGTGAAGCGGCAGGTCCTCGCGCCGGACACGCCCGCGCGAAAACTAGCCCCCCTCCCGTGCACGTCAGCCGGGGTTAAAGCTGTGACTATTTATGCCCCTCATCGGGTTGGTGACCCGGTAGCTCCCGGAGCACTCACTGGTGCTCTACGAGAGACTCAAAACGCTGCTGCTTCGATTGCCCGTCCGATGACGCGCCCGATGGACGCGCCAATGGCAGGCTCGGCGTAGCCCTCGATCCGTGCCGCAGCCCTGTAGCCCCTGGACCCTAGCGACTCGGCTTGGTCGCGGGCCCTGTTGAGGAGTGTTAGGTCTGCGACAGGAGGGTGCGAGGCCATGTTGGCCAGTGCTCCCGTGACGCGGTAACGAGCGTAGTAGTGCCCTTTTGCTGTGAGCTCATACGTGTTGTTGGGGAACGTAGGAATTACCATGACTATAGTGGACATGGCAGGGTCCTTGATCGCGTCCACAGCATCCGCTTGAGTCTTCCCGGGACTTATGAACTGCGCGTACCGCGACTGGTCAACCGGATGGGTGTCCCACTGCTGAGTGGCACGCAGCTCCTCGCCTCCGAATGTGGTCACGCTTGCGTGGTTCTCCACGTACCTAATCAGGTCGACGAAGTTCTGTGGGTCGGTAAGGTCAGTGTCCGCCCCCGCGCTCATGTTGAGAACCCTCACCACTCCTCCCACGTCGATTGCCTTTGAAGTGTTCCTGAGACGCACTGAGAACTTCGAACACATGGCGCTGTCCGGGTGAGTGGAACTCGCCCCGGTCACGCCGTCGAAGCCGGCTGAACTCATAAACATGTGCTTAAGGTCTATTGCGAGCGGAGGGTTGGTTGTCGTCTTGACTGAGTAGAGCGTTCCCACTACCCAACCGGGGCTGCCGTTGAAGACTCCAACGACGTAGTCGTGCCCCGTGGTCGCGAGACTACTAAAATCGAAGCGCGCCAGGCCCTGAAGCCTGGTACAACGACCCACGGAGAACGCCAGCGGCATAGGCATGGTGCTGAAGCCGTCGTAACTGAGCATTGACTTGCGTCGCGGCGCAGCTCGGTTTCTCCGATTGCGTCTCCGTGGTGCGGGCCTTGGTTTGGGTTGGGGGCGCTGCCGCTGAGCATTCCTGGGGCCGGCCTTCGACTTGGCTTGTGCTGCACGTGCCTGTGCCCTCCTGGCCCAGACCGAGGTCATAGCGAAGCAGAAATATTTTCTGACACTGGTCAGAACGCGTTTTGTGCGACAACGTCGCTGGTAGCCAAGATGCCCTTTCGGGCAAAATTCCTCTCGGGAATAACACTCCATTCATATCCCAACGCCGCCGTCCACGAGCCCCGTCTCCAGGGTGAGGGCCTTTGCTCGGCTTGTGAGGTTTCCTTGAGCTAGGTTTCTCCTCAAGGACAGGCAGTTTTGGGATATGGGTGGGCTGTGATTCTCGAGGGATGTGAGATGTTTCGTCTCTCAGACGGACCGTGTTATAGGGTCGATCGAACCCCCCGTGCATTTCGTCCATGATTTGTATACCGGGAGGACTCATCAGTTGGCCCCGGTGCATAAAGTGATTGGATTGCCTACCGAATTTGTATTCCGGGAGGTGGGCCCCCGGTGTGCGAGCGTCTGGTCCCAGGATCTGCTGTGGCCTCTCCCTGCGGGCGACTTCACGTCCAGGCAGATCCAGCCATGCGCGCGGTTAGGGCTCTAGTTTGCCCCTCCGTCGGCCTTGAGCTCGACGGGCAGCTGAAGATAACAGCTAAGATGGTCAATGTGCTCTCCTTGGGAGTCCATTGCAAGGATCTCAAGCTTAGCCAAGGCAGCCGGATCGATGTTCTGGATCTCAAGGGAGGTTGCCAGCGCGGCGAGTTGCTCGCTTGGCGGTGGGCATTCGCTGAGCTTCGGTGAGCCGTGCGTCCTGCCTGAGATTGCACGTAGCGAATGTTGACCTGCCCCGAAAGCCCTCCCCACTTCCGAGTACTCATCCCAGTGGCGGTTAATGTCCATCTCGGCAGCTCCCGCCTTCTTGCACTGTCTGTCAGCGCATGCAAGGTAGATGTTGCACATTGACGGAATCTTCCCCATGAACATCTCAGCGAGGCTGAAGAAGCGCATGGCGTCTACTGCCGCTAACTGGGCGGGAGTCCTCCCGTTTGGTTGCGCGTTCGTCCCGAGCTTCCCAAGCGACCGCTTGATCGCTGGGATGATCGGGACGTTGGCCGAAACCGCGCCGTCAACCACGGTTGCGTGGAGTCCCACAAATTCCAGACGTCCGTCGACTATGACCTTGTACTTTGCGTCGAATCCAAGGTCGGCCATGTTGGCCCGAACTGTCTCTGCCAGGTCGTATGGTGCACCAGCGTGTTTGGAGATCTGTCCCGCTCCATCGTCACCCTCTTCTCTGCCTTTCATGTAGACTGGCTTGGCTGGTCGCATCCCGTTCACCGCCACACCGCGGTATAGGTGATTGAAGGTGCCATTCATCATCCGCATGTTGCCGTCCTTGTCTTTGCAGAACATGTGTTCAGGGTTGTCTACACTGCATGACAGGGTGGCTCCAGTCTCTAGGATGAAGTTTCCCAGACTTGTCAGCAACCACCCGCTGTCAAGGTAGAAGTCCTTGAACGTGAGCGTCACCTTCTTACTGCCGCCCGGAAAACAAACATTGTTGACGCTGATTTTAATCCTCATTCCTTTGGTTTCGTCAAACTTGATCCGGGCGTCGTAGATGTGAGACAATTGTGCGCTGAACCGACCCCTTATGTGCCGCATCACTTTCTCCAGGAGCTTGATGACGACTTTGAGAGTGCCCGGGATCCGAATGTGGGCCTCCATCCTGGTCTGATCTATCTCCCAACTGTAGCAGTCGGGAGAGCTCAAACCCTTCTGAAGCTCCTTCGTGATCTGGGGGCGGGTACGGTGTTTGATGCACGTGTCTTTGAATATGCCATCTACAGGGTCGAAGATGATGGCCTCGAGGGTCTTGCCGGCTGCACACATGATCGTGAACACTTCGGCAGTGTTGTCCACTACCGATCGGACGTCCTTGCCGTCCTTCGGGATGACCTCCCTTTTCCCTCCTGACATTCTTGTGGGCATGTCAGAGGCAGAGTTCATCAGCTGGGCGCTCTTCACGAACCTCTCCATCTCCAGCGCATTGAAGGCGCCTGCCGCCATTTCACCGAGCTGCTTATCCCCGTATATCTTCAAGTATTCTCGATCTATGCGCTCCGGGGTGATCTCGGCGTAGAGAGCGTCTGCCCATCTGGTAAACCGTTTACCAGTGGCAGACCTCGGGTCGAACCGGCGAGGCTTGCCGTTCGGGAGGGTCGTGGGCATGGTGCGGCTCTCTACTGA